TGTGGGATCCCGATAAGCATTTAAAGCTTATCGACCAGTTGACCAAATGGTCACTGGAAAACTGCGCAAATAATTACGCAGTCTTCTTGACTAGACTCAAGAAAACGAAGAAACTTCTTAAGAAGTCCTTCGCGCTCGATGAAAACCTCGAGCTTCCTACCGATATGTATCGGTACGTCAGGGCATATAAATCCCTGAAATCCCATAGAACACATGGGATTAGTGACATAGTATATCTATGCACATGGACCCAGACGCGTGCGACTGGGCTAGCGGACGGTCGTATGATCGAACGCTCGATCGAGAAAATGATCTCGACCGTAACTGTACCATCACCGATGGTACAGCTAAAGCACGATGTGCTTTATGACTGCCTTGGGGATTTCCGCAAGGTAGACGGCAGAAACTGTCACGTTTCTGCAGGACCTGCAGCCACTCTGCAGTCGACACGCCAAAATGGCGGTCAGTCGGGCTTTATTCAAGCCCTGACCCAAAACCCCTGTTTAACAAGGGTTTATAACCTCGTAGATTTAACATACGAGGAGATCGAACCTAGACCGGTCCGATCCGCTCAGGATCTCCTGAGCTGGGCAGTCACAGAAGTGCACTGCCGACCAACCTATTCCAAGTTGGTCCGAGTCCACGCAATAAGCGAGGCCTCTAAAGCTAGAACCGTTACGGTTTCTAACTTTGCAGTCCAAATTATATTTGGAGTGCTAGCCAGGATGTTAACTCCTGCGCTTACCTGCCCACACGTAGTGGGTGGTCTAAAGGCTTCAAGGAACCTTTGGAACTTCCTAAAGGAAGATCTTGACCCCACAGATACATTGTGGGGCGAGCTCACACCATATTCAATTTATGGTGTAAGTTGTGACCTCGAAGAGGCCACAGACTACGGAAACATGTCCGTGGCAAGACAGATTTTACATCTGGCTATTCAACGCGCTAAAGCGGTGAATGGGGAACAATTTCCCCTAGGCTTCGCAGTCCTTGCGAAAACCATGTACCTCTCACCGAGGTACTTAATCTACAGGAAAAACAACCTGTGGACTTGGGCCACCAAAAGAAAGGGGTGGCTCATGGGGGACAGACTTACTAAGTATGTCCTCACAGTGGCTCACGATTATGTGCTCCACAGCTCGGGAATTTCTCCCGTAGCCAGTGTCGTCGGAGACGACGCTGCCATCCTCACGAATGATCCTGAGGATGGACCGAGGTACCTTCAAGGGCTCCTCGATACTGGATTCAAACCCAGTATGGACGACTACTTTGTTAGTCGTCGGCTACTCTTCTATTGTGAAGAGGCCTGTTCAGTACCTCAGGTACTGGACCACCTACCCGGACCTTGTATCCGGAGGAAGGTACCATCCTGTTATCAGGACTACCCGAGGATCAGATTACTGATCCCCAACACATCGGAAACCGATGCGTACTCTTCCACAAACGTTGGAAGGTTCGCTCTCCTTGGAAAGGAGACGCGATGGGTTGCACAAAATAGTGCAACCCTGTTACCCTTGTTTGAAAGGGCAACAAGGTTACAGCATATGCTGTTACCAACAGACAGTGATACCCTCTGTCCGTATCTCCCCATTGAAATTGGGGGAGATGGATCGTTTACAAACGATCCTGCACTCCTCAGAGGAGTGATCGAGTCCCGTAGTAGGGACCCGGATGAAGTCTACTATAGAATAGACTCCATGATGCAAGGCGCATGGTCTTGCAGATACGTGCGTTCAGAACGCACGAACGAGGTGGTACATAAGCACCACCTCATGGTCCCAATAATTAATGAGACCAGACACCTCATCCCAGATGATGCGGTGATATCAGGAGATACACTCCTGATAAACTCAATCCGTGTACCACAGATTGAGCAACCTGAAAAAACTGCGTTCAGGTTATGGAGAAGTTATTACTACTCCGAGCTGTTTGCTGGACGCAAACCGCCAGTCCCATCATTTGATGTGGAACGTTCCTACCATGGTGGTAGGAGTGTCAGGAGACCTAATATCTCCGACTTCGTCACAAAATGGCGTGACGATGGATTCACTTATAATAGTGTATCCGATTACCTTGTATTAAAAGACAAGGTACCTGCACTGGATTATCTAAATCTAGGCTGGAACTGGCCCCATGGGGACCAGGACCCGAGCGCCCGATGGTGGCTCGGTGACACTATTGTTAGAAATAGTGTATGGAATGAAACCTCACAAGAGGCATTCCTCAGCCATATCCAAAACGATACGGCTCTCCCGAACCATGTTCGGGATAGACTCTACAGATTTGTAGACTCTGACCACTTCCTCGCAAGAGAAGTGTCTAGGTGGGAGGAAAGACCTCCCATCCTCATCCTTGTTTCAAAGGATGTAAAGCTCGCTAGAAGACTAGCGACCATACTGGAACAGAAACCTGGTCCAGCGACCCACACAGTGACACGACGTCGTGTGCGGTCCTTCCCCTTCATGTCTTGGTGGACAGCGGAAGTGGGAATGTCCAGATCTACTATGTACAGAGATCTGAACCATCTCCAAGAAACTGGAGATGTAGAGATCCGGGGTAAAGTTATCCCGGCCTCAGTGTTTGAGGAGGTTACAGAAGTATCCCGATCCTCAACACCAACCACCATTTGTATGGTGGAACCTCAGACCTATAGAATGGGTCTGATGGACGAGGTCGAAACGACACTCGTCACTAAGGGCTTTGAAAAGCACCTTATCCGTACTCTTATAGACTACGGAGCTGTAAACTTTTCACAGTTTACAGAAGCCGACTCCATGGTTGATATAATGGAGTGGGACGACTGGGAGTATGATACTCCCAGAGCGACGAACTATATAAGTATCGTCGGTCACCCTAGACATAGGGCGATTATCTTCGCGAACGGAGTTCAGGAAGAACCTACACATACATATGTGTGGAGCCCAACGGATAACCGTTGGGTGGTCGCGTTGCCAAGCAACGCGACGCAGACAGCTTAACTGTCTGCGCTGGGGGAGGTTGTTTGACTCCTCCAGCACATCACTGACTCATACGACCCTTAGGAAGACCTTTGGGTAGAGTCAAGCGACCCTGGGACCTATC